AAGCAGATGAAAGGATCTGTCGTTAACGCGACAGAAGGCGGAATCCTCGGCGTCGGTCAAGAGGGCGAGCATTTCGATTATATCGAGATCATGGATTTGAAAGACGCGATTAAAAAATACACTCCGAAAGAGTGGATCAATCAACCGAGCGAGAATTTGAATATAAAGCCTGAAGAAAAAGAAGTGGAATACGTATCCGCAACGGATATCACGAAAAAATATTCTTCGAATGGGAAAGACAAAGATGCCTGAACTTCTCGTCGAAAATAAGCCGGTAGAAAATCTTCCGTCGGACAATCGTCCGATTCGAGAGCAGATGGAAGTCATCCATAAGGCTCGCACAATCCGTACGCTCAGAAAACATAAGGGCGAATGGATTCACAATGTGAAGGAGAACTCATCGAAAATAAACAAAACGATTGCCGATCTCTGGAAGGAACGAGATTACGGAGAAGGGATTTCCGTCGCGGCGGGCCCGTCGCTTAAGGAAGATCTCAATGATCTCAAGAAAATGCGGAAACATCGGGAACTCATCTGCGTTGATGCCTCGTTAGGATTTCTTGTCGATAACGGATTGACGCCTGATTTCTGTGTGACGACCGATTTCTCCGACAAAATACTTCTCATGTTAAATCGAGGAGATAAGCCGATTGATACGTCAAACATAAAATTGATTGCCAACGTTATTACTCATCCAAAAGTCATCGAAAAATGGAAGGGAGAAGTCTATTGGTTCGTGATGATGAATAACGTATACGATATCGATTATCAAAAATTCATGGACGACATGCACGCATTAGAAACAAAAGTTGGAGCGAAGCTCGCTCCCGGCGGCAACGTCAGTTCGATTGCGCTCGGATTCGGACTATCCGTCAGAAACTACGAGAAGATTATCCTATACGGACACGACTTCTGCTGGAAGCCGGAAGGAGATTTCTATGCTGGAGGATCGTTCAAAGAACTTGAAAAAGAAAGGATGGAAAAAGAAGGGACGGCTGGCACAATTTTTGATGATACCAATACGAAGGGAGAGAAAGTTCTTACAAACCTTTCACTGCAGCAGTTTGCCAAATGGCATGAAGAAGCAACTCGATATATGAGACACCGGATCGACAACCGGACGAGTTGCACAATTTTAAATATCAAGCCGACGAATAATCATTCGACGAATAGTCGTTAGATAAACGTCGGATCAAGGAGGAGACAATGAAAGAAATATGGGATTTAAAATCCATACGGGAAGCATCAACACGCTCGGAGTTCTATCAGTTTTTAAACGTGGGGCTAAAAGACCTCATGTTCAAGGCTTACAGAACGGCCAAAACGACCTATCCGGCCATCGTCACATTCGAGGAATCGGATAAGGCGAAAGAAGGATATCCATCCACCGGTAACGTGGCCCTGCCGGAACAGGTTCTGGAAGGCGCTCCATTCATCGAGAGGACGATTCCGCCCGAGGATTTTGTTGAGGTCACAAATCATAAATATGGTGAGATCATTTCTATCACGGAAGAACTGATTGAGGATGATAAGACCAACCAGATCAAACGGTTGCCGATGGATCTCGGAAATGCTCATGCGAAGAAAGAAGACAAAACAGTCTATTCGATCATCAATGGGAATCCGACGATTTATGATGGTGGTGCGTTTTTCGCTCTGAATCATCCTGGTTATACGGGTGGAGCGGCCATCGCTGCGAACGATAACATTTACACGAATGTGACTCTCTCGGCTAATGCGCTCGCCGTCGCCCTCGGTATCATCGGCGGATGGACGGGACACTCGACGGAAGATCTTTTGGATGTCGTGGCCACGGCGCTCGTGGTTCCGACGAATCTTAAATATACAGCCAATCTCCTGACCAAGAGTGCATTTGCCCCATGGGCTTATGCGGCTGGAGCACTTGGTCCAGCGGCGACAACGGGACAAGGAAAAAATGTGTTGGCCGAAGAAGGATTGGAAGTTATTTCATCTCCTCGTCTTGACGTGACATCAACAACCGATTGGTATATCAAAACTGACTTCGTCGGGATTCTATTCCAATGGAGACAGAAACTTGGTCTCTTTGAGGAACCGGAAGAAGCCGGAAGCCGGTTTGAGAGAGATGTGCGACGATGGAAATCGCGAAGCCGTTGGGCAACGAAGGTTCTCAACTGGCGCGGAATGTTTAAGGTTTCATAAGAAAAATTGATTATTATTTTACCCGCGCGGTTGGCGTCTAGACTCCCTCTTTACGTTTGACCGCGCGGATAAAGTAGACGGGTAATTCCCGTTAGGGAGGAATCATAAATGACAGCTGAATTAGGGAAAGTAAAGGATCTTCCCATCTCGGATTTGAAAGCCGGGATGAAGGTCCAGAAAGATGTTATTGGGTATGGTGGAAAGATATTGGTGAACGCCGGTGAAGTCTTGAGCCATAAGCATGTCACCCAGCTCACCAAATGGGAAGGCCGTTCACAGCCGCCAGGCCCTGTTCTGGCAAAAGAGAAACCATCGAATAAGAATGAACCTCTTCGTCGCGGGCCAGCGCCCGAGCGGTGGAAAGTCAGTCATTTCAATCCCCAGGGAATACGCGTATCCAACACATTGGCAAGCGGAGATCTGAATCCGGCAGTCGAACAGAATATTGAGCTCTCTCCTCGATTCCAGAAAGAAACCCCAAGATCGTCGTTCTCGCCGGGTCCTATCGACATCCCTTCTCCTCTTGAGAGGTCTATGGAACTCAGGACCGAGATCAAGACGCTTGAGGGAATGAATGCCGAGCTCGGAGGTCGCCTTTGGGATGATCCGACGAATTATGCCGGGGAATCCGAATTGTCAGGTCGTAAGCTAGGGTTGATTGAAGATAATAAAAGATTGATCAGCGGACTGAAAGCCAGCCGATCAATCGGACGATTGTCCGATGGGAATGGACATGAATCGGCAACCCAGAGTGAAACGCTGATCGTGAAACGGAAACGAGGACGACCACGGAAAGATGCCGCTTAAACATCCCGATCAATTGGCCGCCCAGAGATGGTGTTCGGATCAGATCCGTTCGGATCTTAAAGCTGGGCGGTCGATGTTGGAATTTCCGATTCATGATATAGAGAATAAGGCGCGGGCCGATATGGAAGAGAAGAATACGAAGGCGGATCTCTTGACGGGAGGGGGGAATATCTTCCAGGTCTATTATCATGATAAGCCGGTGATTGTTCAAATGAGGCCTCTGGCTTCACGGACGATTAAATTGTTTTTCGATTAATTAATTAATGACTAATGGGGGACATTTATGGCACTCGATGCTTACAACGCACCAATACAAAAAACGGAATACGGATTCCCGCGAAGTGTTATTTCTGGAGAATTAGCAGGATCAGCATCCGCCGCACAGATGCCGAATATACAGGCATTCCTTGTCAATTTTAAAGCTGTTAGTAGCAATGCGGGCGATGTCTATATTGGCGGGCAAGGCGTGACAGTTGTCGATGGAACGACGGATGCAACGACAGGCCTTGAGCTTGCAGCCAGCGAACAGACGGGATGGATTCCATGCGAGAATCTAAACCAATTTTATCGTATCTGTGATAACGCAGGGGATGATTTGACTTATATTGCTTTACAGAGGTAAACATCCATGTCTTTCATACCCATATTAAGCCAATCTTTGGCAAAGAAAGGATTTCTTCCAACAAACATATCCGGCTTGTTATATTGGTTTCGATCCGATAAGGGTGTATTAGATGCAGTTGGCGCTCCTGCTGACCCGGATGATCCTGTCGATACATGGCAAGATCAGAGCGTGAATGCGAAACATCTAACTCAAACAACAGATGCAAATCGTCCGTTACTAAAATCAAACGTGATTAATGGTCATCCAACAATACGTTTTGATGGAAGTAACGATAGAATGACGACCTCAAGTTTCACCGAAATTCAACCGCATCACAGAATATACGTGCTTAAGATTATTACTCTTGTGAATAGCGATTATCTCTACGATGGGCTACCATCAACTGATAAAGGTGCCGCTTTTATGGATGGATCAGGGAATGTATCGCTTTCGTCAGGATCTATTGCATGTGCTAGATTATATGGAAATTCTTCTTTTGTGATCGGATCGGCTTTTTTCAGTGGGGCTAGTTCTTCTCATTCCGTTAATAACGGAACTGCCGCAACCGGGAATGCTGGGACGGGTGCTCCGGGAGGTCTTACATTGGGATCTGCTCGCGGCGGTATTGCTCCTGGAAATATTGATGTCGCTGAATTCATGGGATATAACGCGCAGATAACTGGTACTAATTTGACGAATCTCATGAATTATTTATCTGAACGTTATGCGATTACATTGGGATGACAGTATCTCATATTCAGAAATCTTCACGGATTCAGATCGGCTCTGAAAATGAATCGCTGACTATTCCGGCTCCTGATTCCGGACGATACAATTGCCTGGAATCAATAACCGTTGAATCAAGTGCCGGATCTGATATGACGATAACATCGGGATCGAAGACGTTTAAGGTAGCAATTGGTCCGGGAAGCGGATGGAAAGAGAAATTTTAAGCTCATGATCTATTTCGTCCCCGCACGAAAAGACTCGAAACGAATACCGAACAAGAACACGCTTAAAGTTCTCGGGAAACCGCTTATTCAATACACGCTCGATCTAGTTTCGGAAATGAGTAAAGATAAGTCCTACTCAGGACCCGTCTACGTGTCAACCGACGACGAGGTGATTATCCAGATCGCCAAGAGCTATGGATTCAACTGGTACAAGCGAGACGAGGAATTGTGTTCCGACAGGGCAAAGATGTCGGACGTTCTTTTCGATGCCGTTAATTTATTCGAATTAGAGGAGAAGGATATCTGCGTTTTATATCCGACGAGCCCGCTTCGTCTTGCCGATCATGTGAGAGAGGCCTGTATCGTCTGGAAACAGAAACAGAATCCGGTGTCAACTCTTATGAGCGTCTGTCCCGTTCTCTATCGTCCCTATGGTCTTATGGAGATACAGGCGAATGGGTTTCTCCACTGTAAACATCCATATGGCGAACTCTTCTATCAGGGACAGAATCAGCCAGTCGATTACCGGGCGAATGGGGCGATCTATATCATCCCTAAACAGGTCATTTTAAAACGAGAAATCAATTCCCAACTTTTCAACAAAACGACGATCCCGTATGTGATGGACCCGATCAGCAGCCTTGAGATCGACACGCCGGAAGATATCCTGATCGCCGAGCACTATCTATCAAAAAAAAATACAGCCAAATTTATCTACTCCCCTACTGTGACGAATCCGAAGGATTCCTATGCCTTCAGTTCTCATTAATGTCCGGCCCTATGTCTATCCAGGCGATGTTGTCGATAAACTAGATCGCAACTGCATAAAGAACGCCAAAATCCTTTTTATCAATATGCCACTCCGGGAGACAGCAGTTCCAAATTGCCTTCCCCTTGGCCCCGCTCTTCTTGCCGCCACATTAAGACAATGGGAAGCTATCCCTACGATGATTGATCTGAACGCCTATCGATTCAAGGACGCAAACGCGGA